CATGGAGACGCGTTTGCAAGGGGTGCGGAGCACCGACCGGAGGGAGGCTTGCCCCTTGCAATAAGCGGAAACATGTGGTATCTCCTACTCTCCCTTTTGCTCCCACCTTGTAGGTATACTGTATTATATATATAGATGCTTCTATTATTAGTTCAATATATTCTCCATGTTATCGTTATTTATACCTACCTTTCTGCTATATTGTCAACCTACCTATATGCTTTAGGTTGACAATTAAAAGCTGGTAGTTAACAATTCAGTTTGCGCTCTATTCGATACGCTGGTAGTTTAATTCAGGTCTGACAGTTTGAATATGAATTTGACAATTGAGAGCTATTATGTTATATTACAGTCATCCTAGATATCAGCCAGCTCTCAACTCTAGAGCACGCTAGATTGACGAGGGTTGATAGTATCAGCCGATACTCAACCCTTGCGAGCGTATAGGGGGCAGAGCAGACAGCAGAACTGGCAGGGCTTTCCCGGCTCTCCGCAAAAAGGCAAAAAGAAAAGCCCCCTTTCGGGAGCTTATCCTTTGAGGAACCCATCGTGATACATCCAGTGTTCGAAGTCCCTCATATAGAGGTGTGCTTCTACAACTAGGTCCTTGATGAGATTGAGTGCATCTGCCTTTGTGAGATACCCGCGTTTGTACTGTTCATTAATCAGGTCTGCCGTTTCTCTCACGTTGATGAGGGCGTTCGTGGTGAACCGTCCTGAATAACCCAGTGTGGGATGGAAGTGTGCGCGTTCCATTTGTAAATCCTCCTCTATTTGGTTTGGTCGCCATGGTGGGGGTTGGGGCAGGGAGTTTCTTCCCTGCCCCTTTTGCTTTAGCGGAGCTTGATGTAGTTCGGGCCGTGCTCGTCTTTCTGGAAGTCTTCCGGAATCCAGAGGAGGAGCTTGGGCTTCTTGGAGCGCTGGTAGTTGCCCTGTTCGTCAACCCATTCGCTGAAGTCGTACCGCATCTTGATGGGGAACTTGGCAATCCACTTGATAACCGCTTCCATCGGGAGTTCGGTGACTTCATGGGCGGGGCCGATCTTACGCTGGAGCTCGCCGCCAAGCCGGGTATTGATGGCCAGTTTGAAGCTACGCTCTGCCTTGGCAGTCCGGTCGACATAGATGTTGTCCTTGTCGCCGGTGCGGGTATCTTCCATTTCGATGATCCACTGCGCCTTTACGGTGTAGGAAGAGCCATCGCGGCGGTACTCGATTCCGTCATCGCGCTTGGTGTACCCGTTCGCCAGCAGGGTATGCTCGCCCAATTCCATCTTGTACTTCGGCTTTTCGGGCTCGGTGCGGGCGTCTTCGAATTCGACATGGTAGCCGAGCAGCTTGTCCAGCTCATTCGGCTCAGAGTCGTGCAGGGTGCTGTGCTCAGGGATGTTCTTGCTCAGAATGCTCTTGTTGGTCGCCATGGTATGTACCTCCAATGATGTGATGTGCACCTGTACCCATGCGGTTGCCGTGCTCACGGTATCCCGTGCGGTCCGCAGGATGCGCTGGTGCGTCACGCCTGTGCCGGTGTGCCCATGTTTAGTTGTCAAGGTGCTGTGCCGTGGGCCGCTCGCCTTTGGCATCTTCATTGTCTCACAAGCCGCCATGAAATGCAAAATCCACCGCCCAGCCCCCAGCCGCCCGCGGGTTTTAAAAGTGCCGCGCCTGCGGTCGTAGAGGATCGCGCGTGCGGTTTCCGGTATCGCGCGTTTCCATATATGCCCCCGGGCAAAAAAGGGGGCCGGGTCTTTCATCGTGCCTATATATAATATCCCACAGCCACTTCAGACCTGCCTTAGGGTCATTTCAATCCCACACATCCTCCAGACCTACCCCAGACCTACCCGTGCCAAAAAAAGACCGGGTGGGTCATTTTTTATGGGGCTGGTGTAGAAAGTAGTGTAACCATTTGTAACCAACCAGTTGACGAAAATGTAGAAAGCTGGTATATAGCTAGTAAGACATTCTTTTTCCTATATACCCTCCTCTTTCTTGTGGTGCCCTCGTATTAAGCTCATACTGTGATATGGCATACGGGGGCATTACTGGAATAGAGTAGAAACAAGGGAACACAGGGGATGTTGACAGAAAGTAGAAACTATCCGGTCTTGCCAACCAAAATACTAAATCTAACAAAGTCCTCATCCGATGCAGGCGGGGCCGGTTATATAAAAACAAACGGAAAGACTGTTGTGATGAACGTATGCCAAGGCAGAGAGCCATCAAGAAAAAAGACAAGCCGGGGGAGCTGAAGCTCGACTTTGGCAAAGCTACGAAGAAGCAACAGGAATTCCTTAACGCGAACACCAAATACGTTGCGTATGGTGGTGCCCGTGGTGGCGGCAAGACCCATGTAGCAAGACTGAAGGCGGTTGGCCTGTGCCTCAGTTATGAGGGGATTAAAGTGCTGATGGTTCGTGTCCACTACCCTGAACTGATTGCCAACCTAATCGACCCGATCTTAGCGTGGGTGCCGAGCGAGATGTACTCGTACAACGGTACTGAACACAAGATGACCTTCTTCAATGGCTCGACCATCAAATTCGGTCACTACGACAGTAAAGCGGCTGAGAACGAGTATCAGGGTGTTGAGTATGATGTCATCTTCTTGGAAGAGGCAACACAATTAAGCGAGCGAGCTTTCCTGTTTCTTGCGTCCTGCTGTCGTGGCGTCAACGATTTCCCGAAGAGAATCTATCTGACCTGCAACCCCGGCGGTGTCGGGCATATCTGGGTCAAGCGGCTGTTCATTGACAGGCGATTCATCAACGATCCAAACAATCCTGAGCGGTCAGAGAACCCGAAAGACTACACGACAATCCGGGCAACGGTAGAAGACAATCCCTTCCTTATGGAAGCCAACCCGGAATATGTCAAGGCGCTGGCGAAACTCCCGCCTGACCTGATGCGGGCGCATCGATACGGTGACTGGAACGCTCTGAGCGGGGCGTACTTCGGGAACTTCCACAGAAGCACGCATACTATGAGCCGGTTCAAAGTGCCGGTGAGCTGGCCGACATACAGAAGCCTCGACTATGGTCTTGACTGTCTGGCTGTGTGCTGGTGGGCAGTAGACGAAGACGGGCGGTGCTGGTGTTATCGGGAAGAGGATCAATCCGGCTTAGTGGTTCAAGATGCCGCCTCGTTCATTCTGGATAACAGTCTGAATTATGAACACCCGGTAGCGACATATGCCCCGCCCGATCTTTGGAACAGGCAGAAAGACACCGGGCGCACGATGGCAGAGATATTCCTCCAGAGCGGGGTAGCCATCGTCAAGAGTGACAACAACAGAGTACAGGGCCACATGATTATGAAAGACATGATGAGCCCAATGCCTCTGAACGATAAGTATGTGAGGAACCTGTTTCCTGCGGGGAACTGCCCTGAGACCCTGCCGGGCCTGATGTTCTTCGATGACTTGGAGAAGATCATCGAGGACATTGAGAGCATACAGGCAGACGAGAAAAATCCGAATGACTGCTCCAAGGAGCCGCACGATGTTACCCATACTGTTGATGCTGTGAGGTACTTCGTCATTAACCGGGCGAGAAAGGCGCAGAAGAAAGAGAAGAAGCGCAAGATAGACCCTCTGGCTTTCCTGAACGACAGGAGCGAAGAGGGTGATGATTATGAATCGTTTCTCTGCGGAGGCGAGATAACGGAAGAATACATGGGATGAAAGGAAGATTCTATGATTCTTAACATTCTGATTATCGGTATAGAAGTGGCGACCTTGGTACTGGCGCTGACGCTGTTGAGCAAGATCACCAAGGAAGAAAACCACATCATCAAATTGGCTATGAAAGTAGCGGAACTGGAAGACACGATCCGGCGAGTCGATGAGAGCACGGGAGCAGAGCTCAATCGGATAGGCCGTGAATTGAAGGACTACCAGTCGCTATACGGCGAGGCGGCTGTAGAGGAAATCAGAGAGTCAGCGCGAGCACAGAAAGCTTGGGCTGACGGCGTGAACAGCATCATGAACTTCGGAGCTCAGTATCAGAGCAAGGGTGAATAACCATGAATGAAGACAAACTCGGCCTCTTCAAAGGAGAAGACAAACCGTCAGTAGACATTGTCTGGGACTTCTATGAAGAGGGCAAGACCTTCAACCAGCGAATCAACCTCGATGAGACCGTAAAAGCCAACGAGAATTTCTATGTTGGCAAGCAATGGGAGGGCGTACAAGCCAATGGTCTGCCCACTCCTGTCTTTAACATCCTGAAGCGTGTTGTTGGCTTCATCATTGCTACGATCACGACAGACAACCTGAAAATCAACGTGACTGCGCTGGAGAACAGCGTGAACACGGAGAACTATCAGGAACTGGTCAGGATCATGAACGAAGAGATGGAAGCCATCATGGAACATGATGACATTCCCGCCAAGGTCCGGGCCTTTGCTCAGGACGCCGCTGTCAGAGGCGATGGCTGTATCTTCGTTTACTGGGACGCCACAGCGAACATGGGCGGCGGTGTCATGGGCCGGGTGAGACACGAAGTTATCGAGAATACCAGAGTGTTCTTCGGCAACCCGAATGTCAGAGAGGTCCAGAGCCAGCCATACATCCAGATCGTGAGCAGAAACCCGGTCAGGGATGTGAGGCGTTCTGCCAAATTCAACGGCAGTAAGGGCTGGAAGAACATCAAGCCTGATGATGAGGCCAGAAACGCTGAACAGGATGAGATGATTACCGATGACAAGGTCACGGTTCTGCTGACCCTGTGGCGCAACGATGAAGACGGTACGATCTGGGCGTATGAGAGCACGATGGACTGCGAGATTCGCAAGCCTTGGAGCCTCGGAATCACCAAATACCCGCTGGTCTGGATGAACTGGGACAGAGTAGCAGACTGCTACCACGGACAGGCGATGATTACCGGCCTGATTCCCAACCAGATATTCATCAACAAGGCGTATGCCATGTCGATGCTGTCAATGATGCGGACGGCTTGGCCCAAGATCGTCTACGACAACAGCCGTGTGACGAAGTGGGACAACAGAGTGGGCGGCGCAATCGGAGTCACCGGCGATGTCAATACTGTGGCGAAGATTCTTGACCCGGCCCAGATCAGCCCACAGATTGCTCAGTTTATACAGATGGCAATCGAGCAGACGGAAGAGAGCCTTGGCGCAACGGCATCCGCTCTTGGCGAAGGAAAGGCCTATAACACGAGCGCTATCCTGAGCCTACAGCGAGCATCCTCCACTCCGAACGAAATGGTTAAACAACGCCTGTACGCCGCCATAGAGGAAATGGCGTACATCGACAAGGAATTCATCGGAGAATACTACGGGACGAGGAAAGTGGACCTGCCCACGCCGCCTGAAGTTTTGCAAGCCGCGCAGTTTGTAGGTCAGTCTGCCCCGGATTACATCCCCCAGGATTTTGATTTCAGCATCATCAAGGAAAATCCGATGCTTCTGAAGATCGAAGTCGGCGCATCCAGCTACTACAGCGAGATTGCATCCATGCAGACGCTGGATAACCTACTCCAGAGCGGTCAGATCGACATCGTTCAGTATCTGGAGCGTGTGCCTGACAGCTATGTCCCCGGCAGACGCAAGCTGATCGAGGAGAAGAAGCAGGAGAAGCAGATGATGCAGATGCAACAGGCAATGATGACCGGGATGCCGCCTCAGATGATGCCGGGCAATGCTCCCGAAGCGCCGCAGGCTGGCGTAGGCGGGGGCGGTTCACCGGATGACGGCGGGCCGATTGCGGAAAATCTCCAACAGGAACCTGAGATTACAGGCGGCAGAGGCTACAGAGCCGCCGCAAGAGAAATCAACGGACAGGCATAAGGAGGAATGAACAATGGTAAGACTGATTGGCGATGAGTGCCTTGACTTCGGTGTGCATTACTGCGTGTTTGCAGGAAAGTCCACCGATGACAAACCGACCGGAAACCCGATTTGCACGGGCTCTGAATTCTTAGAGATCGACACCGGGAAGACCTACTACTATGACGAAGACGGAGCCACCGGGAGCGAGTGGGTAGACCCCACCGCCTGAACGCAATGAGATGGGAATCATAGCTGATTTCCTCCTGATTGCCATTATTACTTGTCTGATATTTGATGCGGGAAACCAACGCTTCAAATAAATTTACTGGACGCCGGGACACCAACGGCAGAAAGGGATAAAGATGGAAGACAACAATGACGTTCTGGAAGTGTTAGATGGACTTTCTGAAGAGGACTCGACCGCTTTTGATGATGCGTTTGATGAAGACGATTTTGACATAAGCGAGGAACTTGCTGAGGCATTGGAATCGCAGAACGAAACGGAAGGAGAGTCTGAGGATGGCCAACCGGCAGACGAACCCGGCGCAGATCACAGCGAAGAAACCGAACAGAATTCCGAGGAACAGGGAACTGAAGCTGAAGGGGGAAACCAACTCTTCAAGATCAAGTACCTTGGCAACGAGGAAGAACTGACACTCGACCAGATCACGGAGCTCGCCCAGAAAGGCCGCAATTACGACCATGTAGTCGAAGAGCGGGACAAACTCAAGGGTGAAGCTGGCAGGCACAAAGCATTTCTTCAGAAGCTGGCAGACCGGGCTGGCGTGTCCATTGATGAGCAGATCGACCTCACTGAGGCGATGTGGCTGATGGACGAGGAAGCTGAGAAGGGCAACTCACTGACTGAAGCAGAGGCTCTTTTGAGAGTCCAGCGCGGGCGCAATGGTGGTCAGACCGAGGAGAAGCAGGAGCCTGCCGAACAGGCTGACAACACAAACAATCAAATGATCGATCGTTTTCTGGCGATCTACCCGGACGTAAAGGCTACGGATATTCCGCAGGAAGTCTGGGAGAGCGCAAAGCAGACTGGCGACCTACTGGGAGCGTATCAGGCTCATGAGATCAAGAGGCTGAAAGCAGAGAACGAGAAGGTCAAGCAGGAAGCTCGAAATGAGCGCAATTCGCAGAGGAGTACCGGGCCTCGCAAAACGTCCGGTTCTACGAAACCTTACGATGACTTTGACGCAGGCTGGGACTCCGATGACTAATTAAACAGGAGTTGATAGCAATGGCTACTCCGGGTAGTACCGGTTCCATTAACCTCGCAGAAAAAGCCTCTCCCAAAGTGATGGAGAGATTCAAACAGAAGTCCGTGACGGAAGGCCTGTTCAGAAACGAATACTCGTGGTCTGGCGTTGCCACCGTCAAAATCCCCTCGACTGATGTTGTTCCCCTGAATGACTACAATCAGGAGCGCACTGACGGCGGTTCCCGTTACGGTTCCCTCGTCAACCTCGGCGATACTTGGCAGGAGCACACCGTCAAAGAGCGGAAGTCCTTCATGTTCGCCATTGATAACACCTACAACACCCAACAGATGCAGATCAAGAAGGCCTCCCGTGACCTGAAGCGGGAAGTTGACGAAGTGGTCATCCCCTACGTTGACAAGTATCGTATCCGCAAGATGGCTCTGGCTGGCACCTCTGGCAACCACAACATTGCCTCCGAGACCCTGACCAAGGCCAACATCATTGAGACCATCTTCGGTGTCAATGCGGCCATGAGCGAGAACCTTGTCCCTGAGGGCGGGCGTATCTGCTACATCAGCCACAAGACTGCCATCAAGACCAATCTCGCCGAACAGGTTGTCGGCACTTCCGGCTACATGAGCGGTGTCGGTGCCAATTCCCTTGGTCAGAAGAGCATTGTCTCTGGCGCTCTGGGCCAGATTGACGGAACTACGATCAAACGTGTTCCCTCTGGCTATCTGCCCCCGAACGTGGAGATGCTGTTCGTCAAGAAAGGTATTTGCTTCGCACCAACCCAGCTCAAGGAGTTTGACATCCATCCGGGTGCTCATGTCCTGAGCGGTAAGATTTGCACCGGCCTCATTCAGCACGACTGCTTCGTGCCCGAAGGCCGTGAGCAGTGCATCTTCGTTGTGACCGCCTCCGGCTCTGGCTCGATGGCAATTGTCGGCACTGGCGTCCTGACTGTTACCAGCGGTACGGCCACCGTCACCAGCGGTGCAACCTCCATCGCCAAGAGCGGCGGTGCTAAGAACGTGACCGTATCCACCACGTCCAGCGGTGTCGTGACGGCTGACGTCATCGGCGTTGCATCGGCTGACGAGAGCGTGTTCAAGGCTTCTTATGATCCTTATACCAATCTCATCACCATCACCCCGCTGAAGGCCGGCACTGCCAACATGGTAGTCTCTGCCAACGGCAAGATCGGCTACACCACTCCGGCTGACGTGACCATCGCTGTCACTGTCACCTGATAGACACAATAAGGCCCCGGAATCAACCGGGGCCTTACCTCTAAGGAGTGAACAGCATGAAGAAGACATACCCCAAGAAAACGGGGCTTACAGATTTTGATGGCGTTGTCTATTACCTCGAAGACAAAATCGAAGAGGCCTGCGGCAGTGCTGTCAGCGGGAACAGTAAAGATATTTTCCCGCCCATCCCCAAAGAAGAGGGGGAATATACGCTGACGCTTATTGTCGAAGATGGCGTTCCTGCTCTTATCTGGGAAGAATCTGTCTAAAGAAAGGACAACAAAATGACACTGCCAAATGTCGATTACAACAAACAGATGACCGCGATTCAACAGCAGATTGCGAATCTGAAACCCATCCAGCCATTCATTCCGGCCTCTGTTCATAAGATCATGCCGGTTGATGGCATCAGCGGAGCAGAGGCAATCCTGAAAGAGATGCCTGCCGGAAGCTCAGAGATTGTTGCTCACAGGAACGAGGATATCATCTATATCCTTGCTCGCGATGAGAACAATGTTCCTGCCCCGATTCAGGTGGCGAAGATTCAGTTTATTGAGGCGCAGGAAGATCCCACAGGTTATGTGACGAAGAAA